GATAAATACAAAACTTTTAAAATAATACGTTATATAGATATGAGAATAGTAGAACTAATTTTAGATGAAGAACAAGAGGATTCAGGAATTGAAGCAATATCAATCGTAGAAAGTCCTGCGATAGAGTCTGACTTTGTTGCATTAAACTCTCAAGAAATCAAACTTGCAGAAATAGATAAAGAGAAAAAACTGTTATTAGGAGCTTTATTGATTCCTAATAAACCAATATATAGAAATGGAGATGAAGGAGAATACTACATTTTCTTTTCTAAAGACACGATAGTAAAAGCATCGCAGATGTACCTTAAAAATGGCTATCAAAATAAATCAACTCTAGAACACGCTCAAGCATTGAAGGGTCTGACATTAGTCGAGAGTTGGATAGTCTCTGATGAGGTACATGACAAGTCAAGAAAGTACGGATTAAATGTTCCTGTAGGCACTTGGATGGGTTCAATAAAAGTCAATAATGATGAAATTTGGAACGAATATGTTAAAACGAATAAAGTCAAAGGCTTTTCAATTGAGGGTTACTTTGCCGATAAAATGGAAAGACCTAAAGAAAAAATTAAAGAAGATTTATCAGAAGATGATAAAATAATAAAAGAAATTGTAACCATTTTAACTAATCAAAATGAGACAAAACAATAAATCAAAAGATAGTATTTATATCGGTAGCAGAACCTCGCCTACAGGAAGTGGAAGAGCGTGTTTGTGTTGGGATAGTAATACCTATTCTATTGAGTGTTGTGATGGTTCTATGAGAGCACAAGGCATAGGAGTTATCACAAAAGTTTAAATTGAAAATACAAAAGTAAATGTTTAATCCGTTATATAAGTAATATGAAATCAACCGAAATGTTAAATCAAATCAAAACACTTCTAAACATCGAAGTAAAACTAGAGGAGATGAAATTAGAAAATGGCACTATTGTTAGTGCTGACTCCTTTGAAAAAGGAAAAGAAATCTTCATCGTTACAGATGATGAAAAAGTAGCAATGCCTGTGGGCGAATACGTGCTAGAAGATGGTCGACTATTGGTCGTATCTGAAGAAGGCATGATAGGAGACATGAGAGATGTTGCTGACGATGTTCCTGCAAAAGAATCTGAAGAAGGAGAAGAAATTACTTCTGACCTTAAAGAAGATGATAATTACGAGGAGAAAGAAAAAGAAATGGCTGACGAAGGAAACTACGTTACGAAAGATACATTTAAAGAAATGGAAGCTAAAATCCAAAACCTTGAAGATGCTATTGCTGATTTAAAAGGAGATAAAGAATCTAAAATGGAAGAAGTTGAAGAAGAAATGTCAATTGAAAAACCTTTAAAATCAAGAACTGTAAAAGAAGAATTTGAAGCAGCTTCTAAACCAATCAGACATAATCCTGAAGGGGAAAGTGTTAAGAAAACCAAAGTACAATTTGGAAAAGGTAAATTCACAAGTACACTAGACAGAGTATTAAATAAATTAAATAAATAAATAAAATAAATATGGCAACTTTTAATTACACATCAAACGATGCAGAGTACAATCAAGTAGGTCAATCTTATTACACAGCAACAGGAGATATTTCTGAAGGTGATATAGGAAATGACCACAACGTAGCAACAGACGGATTAACAATCGGTATTCCAAAAATTACAACAGGGAATATAGGAATGTCAATCTTTTTTAGAAATACAGGAGCTGATGGAAACAACAAATTAGTTGTATCACCAGACGATTCAAACAAAATTGTAGGTGGAATGACTCAAGCAGCAGCAGTTTTTCACGCATCAGGAGTATTAGGAAAAGACTTAATTAACACAAAGGCAACATCTAAATTAGGTGACTGGGTAGAATTAAGAGCAGTTAGTTTAACTGAATACTACATTGTAGGTGGACAAGGAATCTGGGCATCTGAAGCATAATAATAATATATAAAAAATAAAAATATGAGTAATCAAAGAAACGTAGCATTAGCTACAACGACTAACATAACTACTACTTACGCAGGTGAGTTTGCAGGTGAGTACATCGCAGCAGCTTTACTTTCAGCGTCTACAATTGACGACGGAGGTTTAACTGTAAAAGCTAATATCTCATTTAAAGAAGTGATTAAAAAATTAGCAACAGGAAATTTAGTGTCTCCTGCTAGTTGTGATTTCACTCCTAATAGTTCTGTAACATTAACTGAGAGAATAATTCAACCAGTTGAACTACAAGTAAATTTACAACTTTGTAAGTACGATTTTGTGAACGACTTTGAAAGCCAATCTATGGGATATGGATTAGGTCAAACTTTACCACCTAAATTTTCTGACTTTATGATTGCTCACGTAGCAGCAGAAGTAGCTCAGAATACTGAATTTAATATTTGGCAAGGTGATACAACAGCAGCAACTAACAATTCATTTGATGGATTCCAAAAACTAATCGCAGCTTCAGCAGCAGCAGGAGAAATTCCAGCAGCTCAACAAGTAGCAGCAGTAGGTGGTGGATTAAATGCAGCAAATATCATAACTGAGATGTCTAAGGTAATTTCAGCCGTACCATCAGCACTCTACGGAAAAGAAGATCTCTTCTTATATGTTGGTTCAGCAGCAGCGAAATTTTACGTTCAGGCGTTAGGAGGTTTTGCAGCAAACGGATTAGGAGGTTCAGGTACAAACGCACAGGGGACTCAATGGTGGAACAATGGTTCACTAACAGTAAACGGTGTTAAGGTTTTTGTTTGTCCAGGAATGGGAGTTAACAAAATGTATGCAGCACAAAGAAGTAATTTATACTTTGGATGTGGCTTATTAAATGACACAAATGCAGTTAAAGTACTGGATATGAGCGATTTAGATGCTTCAAATAATGTAAGAATGGTAATGAGATTTTCTAGTGCTGTCCAATTTGGAATCGCATCGGATATCGTAGAATATGCTTAAATGCTTGACAATCAGTTAGTTAACTGGTTTAACTTAAATTAACCAACTAAGAGTATTGGGTTAACAGCCTGATACTCAAGGTTTTAAAAATAAAAAATATGGCTTGTACAATAAATACGGGTAGATCAGTTCCGTGCAAGAGCGCTTTTGGCGGGATAAAACGGGTATATATGGCGGATTGGGGAACAATCACGGCATTAGTAATAGATGGAACAACTAAGGAGGTGACAGGTTTTACTGGTTCGCCAACGTGGTTTCAGTTCGATGTAAAATCAGCTTCTAGTCTAGAAACAAGTGTTACCTCTTCTAGAGATAATGGTACGACATTCTATACTCAAACTTTAACATTAGTAATGCCTTTCTTAGACGCTAAGACACAGGCAATTTTACAGGTAATTGCAGTAGGTAGAACCTACCTCGTGATAGAGGATTACTACGGTAATAGCTTTTTATGTGGATTCCAATCAGGATGCGAACTTGTTTCGGGAGCAATTTCGACTGGAGTAGCCGCTGGTGACCTCTCAGGATTTACCATTACTTTAGAGGCAATGGATGACAGAGCGCCATACTTCTTGACTACAGCAGTAACATCGTCAGGAGCGCAAATTGATCCGACGGACGGAGCGCCACCAGTACCAGGGGCTTAATAAAAATAGTTTTTTAGTTAGAAAAAAAAGTCTTCATAATCGGAGGCTTTTTTTTTGTTTTATACAATTCTACAAATTACCTCATTTTTTACGTTATATAAGTGTATGATAATTTTAACCACATCAACTGCATCTCAAACATTTTCTGTTATACCTCGACAGTATGACGATAGTGACTTTACAATACGAGTGCGAGACGACAGTACAAATATTACAGTCACTTATTTAAACAAAACGGGAACTATAGTTGGAAACTATTTGCAGATTAATAATGTTTTTAATCCTGTTTTAGTTGAGGCTCATTTTTACGATTTACATATGTTCGTCGACTATGATTTTTGGAATACTAATAATAGTTTTTGGAATTTATACGATATTTTATGGCAAATAGACGGTAACTACAAAGAGGATATTTTTAGAGATAGGGTTTTTTGTACCGATCAGGATATAGACCAATTAAATGATAATGACCATTACAAGCTAAACAAAGGGCAGTATACTCATTATAATGGATTTAATAACACTTATATAGTAAGATGATAAAAAAACGATTAAGAAACGACAAAGGACAATTTAAAAAGACTTCAAAAGTCTCAGAATACGGATTTGTAAATTTAAGTACTTATACAAGTCCTGTAATAAAAGAAGTAAGTGGCAAAGACTGGATTGAATATGGCGCTGACAACAACTACTTTCAAATCCTTTTGGATAGGTATAATGGAAGCCCGACCAATAACGCAGCGATTAACGGTATCAGTCAAGCCATTTATGGAAAAGGTCTAAATGCGTCCGACTCAAATTTAAAGCCGTTACAATACGCGCAAATGATTTCTTTATTTAAAAAGGAAACTGTTAGACGACTTTGTTACGATCTTAAATTAATGGGACAATGTGCGGTTCAAATTATATACTCAAAAGACAGAAAAAAAATAGCTCAGTTGGCTCATATGCCGATTGAAACATTAAGAGCTGAAAAGTGTGATGACAATGGTGACGTTTTAGCTTACTATTATTTTAAAGATTGGGCAAATATAAAACGAAGTGACACGCCTTTACGTATTCCTGCATTTGGAACATCAAACTCAGACATTGAGAT